GCATACTGTGGACAAGGCTGCGTCCTCCTCTGACGCTGAGTTCTAGACAAACCCAACCTATCAGAACGGCGCAGCCTTACCTCTATACCTGACCTACTACCGATTTTCCTGTCTTGGACAATAGTGAATTGACATGATACCCAAGAAAGAGTTTAAGAAGGAATTCGATTTAGAAGTTTCCTTATCTAGCTGCCGTGATACGAACACATACGCCTTTCAAGTTGATGGATGCCGTTCACTCGCTCGCAATAGTTGCGGTACGCTGAAAAGTGCAACGACACACACATTGCTTGCATACGCTCTATTGTCTTGGCTGAAGGGTATAGACAAGAGGGCAGCAATGCGCGTTTACATACAGACTGGCGAGATACGAACCCAAGCGAACCCTTCAACCTACAATCGGCGGTTGAAGATCCGCGTCAGACTATGTGATGCAGAACTCTTCGGGATTCTCGAATCGGCACGCAACAACACAACGTACATTCAAGCCAACCGAACGAACAAGAATCTCTTCACTGTGCTGGTTTCAGAAATGCGGCGATTCGACATCACCTTTAGTTTAGTTCCCAAGGCGAACATACAGGGACTTCACAATTGGGCAACCCAAGTCATTCCAAGTTTCAGCAGTAACGATATGGCGATGCCCAGCGCGGTTTCCCAACTATTTTAGAGTTTGAGATTTGCTGTTGGCTTCTTCTTTCACCAACAGCAAAAGCCCCACTTGGGGTCAGCCCAGCATTCTACTTCATGCGGGTCTCTAAGGGGGCGCAACTCAGCGGGTGTGTGATGAAACCGCACCCGCTTTGACTTTCTATATGAAGATGGCAGAACTACAACACTAGGAGCAAAATATGAAATGCACGGTTAAAGTAGACCTCTCTGGATTAGAAGGCAAACTGATAGAACTCGGCCCGAAGTTGGCCCGTAAGGGAATGCGCAAGGCTTTGACTCAGGTTGGTAAGTATTGGGTCGATGAAGTCAAGTCGAGAGTGCCAGTAGACACAGGGGAATTGAAAGACAGCGTTATCGCCCGCGTGAGTACAAAGCCCGGTGGTAGTGCAGGCAAGGTCAGTGTTGGTCCAGGGTATACCGGCAAGGGGGATCAAGACCCCGGCGTGTATGCGAAGTTCGTAGAGTTTCCAATGAAGAAGCGCCCCAAGTATCCGACACAACCATTCATGCGGCCTACATTCGACGCGACGGCAGACAAGGCTGTGCAGTTATTCGCTGACTCATTGAAGGAAGCATTAGAAGGCTTGGGTAAGTGACTAAGACTGTGATGTTACTAAGTCGCATGTAATCAATGGGATAGGGGTCATTTGTAATCAAGATGTTACAGCCACGGAACCGCCGCTTTCGTACAATTCTCACAGCGCCTATTCAAAATATTTTCATGCTATGAACAATTTCAACGGAATCGCTAGTATCCATGCAGGTGTTTTGCATACTGTGCAGTGTCGAGTGCTCGTGCTTTTGCGCTGTGAACATCTCAAACCCCCTATGAACATTGGGCTTCTGCCCATATATCTATTACCTAACCACCATAGCACATTACTACAACGGATTGGACACTAACTTATGAGTATTTCTTGGCCTTGGAAACCTAGGGCAGCAAACATTTCGGAGACGCGCAACAACGTGCTTGAGAATCCTAGTGTGTCGTTGACTTCGCCCGCTGCCTGGGGTTGGTTGAGTGGTGGTCATGGAAGTGATTCTGGCGAGATAATCACCCCCTACACGGCCATGATGGTCAGCACGGTTGCGGCCTGCGTCAAGACCATATCAGAGAGCATCGCGTCACTTCCGCTGGTGATCTATGAGCGCAGCGACGCTGGCCGTCAGGTTGCCTACAATCACGCTCTCTATCACCTATTGGCAGACGCGCCGAACGATGAAATGTCAGCCTTCACATTTTGGGAATGGGTGACGGTTAGCCTCTGCCTTCATGGGAACGGCTATGCGCAGATACAGCGTGACTCACAAGGGGCAGCAATCGCGCTATGGCCCTTGCTGGCAAATCTCACAACTCCTTTAAGAATGCTAGATGGCAGCATCGCGTATCGCACCACTGACGGCAATCAGCAACCCCGCGTCCTGGCATCGAAGGACGTTCTGCACTTTCTCATGGGCAGCCATGACGGGCTGATTGGGCTGTCACCTATCCAACAGGCACGCCAAGCAATCGGACTTGCAAGGGCAGCAGAGCGTTACGGCAGTCAGCTATTCAAGAACTCGGCTGTGCCTGCACTTGCGATTACAATTCCTGGCCGACTGAAGCCGGAAGATAAGACTGCGGCCCGCGTCGATTGGGAACGGATGCAGGGCGAATCAAGCCAGCATCGCGTAGCGATTCTCGATAACGGAATGTCGATTGAAAAGCTAAGTATCTCGGCAGAGGATTCCCAGTTTCTCGAAACGCGCAATTATCAAAGGGCAGACATTGCGGCTATCTTCCGTATCGCTCCGCACCTTGTAGGCAGTACCGAAAAGGTCAGCAACTCGAATCTTGAGCAGGAGAATTTGACGCTCGTAACTCACACTTTGCGCCCTTGGCTCAGTCGCCTTGAATCTGAGGTCAGACGCAAGCTACTGCCTACCACCATCGGCAAGGGTGTGTATGTGGCAGAGTTCGACACGGCAGAATTGACCCGTGGCGATACCGCAGCCCAAAGTGCTGCACTTACTGCTGGTAGACAAGGTGGCTGGCTCTCTGCGAATGAATGCAGGCACAATCTGAACCTCAATCCGGGTCCGGCATCGCTTGATTGCTACATTACGCCAGTCAATTACATGAACACTGACAGGTTGTTGGAACCTGCTACCGTTGCACCCGTTCCGGCAATGGTTCCCACGGAAGCGCAGCGCAGTTTGCTCGCTGGATACAAGACGGCATTCCTGCGACTGTTCAATGACGGCGTAGCAAGGATAACGAATCGCCCCGCTGATAAACGCTCGGCTGCACTCGTTAGCGTCTTTACTCCCATTCTGGAATCCCTTGCCGAACTTGCTACACAGTCGGCACGTTCCAGCATGGGGCAGGATGACTTGACACACGATACTGCAAAGTTCATTGCAGGCCACGTTGCAAAGATGGCAGAGCGGGCCGCGAAGTGGACGGCAGAAAACACTGATTCAGTCGCAGCCGATGAACTCACCCGCGCTGTAAAGTCACTAACATTTGAGACGTTTCGCGTTGCTAGTGAATCCCTAGCGAAGAAAGAACTGGCAGCATGAAGAATGAAATTAGATATACAGCAGCAAAGGAACTCAGGGTCCAGACTGCCCCGGATGGAACGCGCACGATTTCCGGCATGATTCCTTATAACTCACGCTCTGTTGACATGGGGTTTTTTGAGGTAATCGCCCCCGGTGCCTTTGCGGGTGCGCTTGCACCAGGGGCAGACGTTTTGTGCCTCAGAGACCATGACCAAAAGTTGCTCATGGGCAGGAGTACAAGCGGGACTCTGGTACTCGTTGACAGTCCAGCGGGATTGACGTTCCGTTGTGTGCTGCCAAAGACACAGAGTGCGATGGAACTTGCTGAGTCAATCGACCGGCAAGACCTTACCGGCGTTTCCTTTGGTTTCACGACAAATGCCGATGTTTGGAGCAGTGATGAATCAGGGAATGTTCTCAGGACGTTGGTTTCTGTGAACCTTGAGGAAATCAGCCCGTGTTCTTTCCCCGCATATACAGCGTCTAGCGTTTCGATTCGCTCTTGCCCCGTTGAACTCAGGGCAAAGTTGAAACTAGCGAAACGCACCAATGCCGATGGATGCGACTGTGACTGTCCAGAATGCTTGGATGACGATTGCGAAAATTGTTCTAACGACAATTGCGACGATCCAAACTGCGAAGACTGCCCCAATCAAGACTCTGAGGACGGTTCAGACGACGATTCAGAGGACAGAGCACGCTATATGCGCTTGCAACTCGCATTGCGTAGCCATTAACACCCCACAAGTTTCAGTGATGGGCAGAGCATCCCCTGATGCTGGCTTGAATGCCATTCTGCCCATTGAAGCGAGTAAGTGAGTCGCCCAGCGAGTCGCCATTTCGCATTAGTAAATACCCGTACAGATGTACGCGAGACCGAATGCTCTGCGTTGATTCGCGGGCCGTTCGTCTTGCTGTAGTGAGGCTTTGCGCGTCAGCGCGTGGCTGTCCCTGCACCATCTTGTTTCAAGAAAGCAGCACACTATATGTCTATTAAAGAATTGCAGGACCAGCGTAACGCCCTCATGCAGAGCAGCCAGAAACTTCTGCTCAAGCCCACACCCGAGTCGAGAGCCCAGTTCGACGCACAAATGGCAGATGTAGATTTGCTTGAAGCGGACATTGAACGCGCAGAACGCTCTGCCAAGTTCGACGCAGAACTGCGCAGCGCGGGCCGCCCGCCCCGCTCTCAGCCCGGTTTCACTGCCACTGATACCAATGAGCAGGCAGCGGGTGAGCATCGCGCCCTAGAGCAGTACGTTCGCTTTGGTAACGTGTCTGAGGAAAATCGTTCGTTCCTTCGCCCCGCTGGTATCGAGCAGCGCGATTTGGGAACCGGCGCGGTTGCCGGAAACATCACGGGCGGTTCGCAACTCATCGCGCAGTCGTTTTATCCGCTGTTGACTTCTGCTCAGAAGTCTTGGGGTGCTCTGACTACCATTCTGAACGTCAAGAAAACCGACAATGGTTCGCCCATGAAGGTTGCTCTTGAGAATGACACTACGAACATCCTCGCGGTGATTGGTGAGAGCGTTGCAACGTCTGAGGCAGATCCGACTCTGACGGGTATCACGTCTTCGACGGACTTCTGTTCTACGGGGGTTGTGAAGGTGTCGCTCGCGGAACTTCAAGACAGCGCGTTCGACATTGACCAATTTATTCGCGATGCGTTTGGTAAGCGTTACTGGCGCGGCGTTACCAGCATGATTTCTGGTGGTTCGTCCACCGGCAACGTGCAGAGCATCGTGACGAGTGCAACGGTCGGCGCAACTTCGGCTGCTCCCACGGCAATCAGCTATGGCGATTTCGTTAGCATCTACGGTGCTCTCGATCCTGCGTATATCGACAATGCGTCTTGGGTCTTCAATTCGACTACCCGCGCTGCCCTCATGGGTGTTGTTGATACTTTGGGAAGACCTCTTTTTCAGCCCAGCCCCAACGCGGGCGCATTTGACATGCTTTTGGGCCGCCCCGTGGTCCTGAAT